TCATATTCCACCCCATTTGAACAATGGGCGTCCGTGGGGTGAACGATGGTTACCCCTGTGAGTAGGTTAAAAGTAATAGGTTGATGGTTAAGGTAAACTATTGGGTCAGCCAAATGCTAACTAACCGAAGCGACGGCTGATTAGCTTCGTAAAAAGGTAACTCAATGACGACAATGATCACTCGTCGCATCCAAAATGTTCAAATATCCACAGACTCAGGTACTAAAGAGCAAGTGGCTTCTGAAGTTGGTGCTCTCAAATTTGCCGTAGCGTTAATGTTCTGCCGAATGCCTAAAGAAGATCAGAAGTATTTATTGTTAGAGATGCGTCAACTAAACGATGCGTATTCCAATAAACTTGCGGATGAATTACAGCAATTTCAGCTTAAGTAATTAACGGTCACCAACAGCGGTTGTGATCAGTAAATTCTTGCCGCAAATATCAATCGTTTTCTGATTAGCGGCAAAATAACAATCAACAGCTCCTTGAAATTCAGTGAGCTGTTTTTCTAACCTTTCAACTTTTTTCTCCAGTTCTTCAATACGCTTTTCCATCATTCACCTCGCTAGTGAGTTATCAATGGTCATCAGTGGAATACCCGGTAATAAAAAAGGCCGCCGTAGCGACCTGATTATGAATAGGGTGCCCTCAGAATTGAGGGCGGTAGATACGCAGTGCGTACTGATAGCAGGTATAACCCTGCATAATTTCAGATGTTAAATTGTGATCCTGCCAATATGAGCGTTTGCGGTCGGCTGGAATATGTAAATCCGCAACGCACCCAACACTGTCTCGGTAGTTGGCGACCAAAAACTAAAAAGGCCACGCCATGCGCAGCCTTGGAGTAACTACTTGAATTTGTTACGTTATCGGATTTCCGATATCGAGAAATTGGAATATTCATCTAAACATCCCGAACTTGCGGGATTTTGAACTACCTGAAAATCTTCGGTAGTTGGATAAAGCCATCGAATTCATCTTTCATGGGATACTCTCTATACCCATTCGAGGTGCTGATCGGAATGGTTAATATTGAATATAACCTATTGATTTAAAAGTGATGTAGGTATTGATCGACCATGATCGATTTACGACGGGTAGATAGCAAAAAGCCCCGCGAGTGCGAGGCTACTGACTGATCAATTAAGGTACGTTTAAGAGAGAATTTATTTACCCATATCTACGTTTATGTCTTCTTCTTTTTCCAATTTAGACTGAAATTTTTCATAAGTATTGAAATTAAAAAGAGAAAAAGATTCTATTTGTTCAAATGGTAGTACGTGCCTAAATTGGTAAACCGATAGAGGCTCAGACGTAAGAGTTATTCCTTCTTCTCTATAATGCTCCGTGTAATTATGTTCAATAATAAAAGTTAATGTATCTTTATCTCTATAACCAGACAAGAATGGAATTAGCACTAAAGTATTGGTATCCATTCCTTCAAATCTAGCGATATCAAGTATACCAACGTACACTTTTCTAGATTTGAGAGTTACAAGGATAAGAAGCCCTTCATCAATCCTATCCACTGACTCCAATAAGATATTTTCAATTGAGCTATCTTTCGCAATTTCTCTAAAGTATTCAATTCTATTTTCCAAATCGCTATTAAGTTTTCTTACTTGAGCTGTTCTCTTAATGCTCACAAAGATTGTAAAACTTAAACATAAAGCAGAAAAAGCACTAATCCCCAAAATTCGTTGAGATAGGAAATCACTTGCGAATGTAAAAGGTTTATATTCCACCCCAAAATAATGCAGGATATTCAAAACAAACATCAAAAAATACAAATAAAAAACAAATATAACAGCAAGAATAATTCCAGCAATTAGGAACTCAACTCCTTTTGCCCCAACACAAAAGTATGCGCTCCAGCCTACAGATTTATTGAGCTTGTATTTAGAGGGTAAGTGGGTATCAACATAGTAATACCCACATATGAGAACAAGAACTATGATGAAAGCCCACATGTAAAGCTATCCTTTTCTGATTGAACGAAACTTCTCTATGTTGGCTGCAAATGCTTTTTGCACATCTTCGTTGTTGGGGTTTAAAGCTATTGAACCATCCTGATTAACAAAGAACCTATTTTTAGTGTTAATTTCCGCTTGATTAACCTCGGTTTTTTTGTCAATCAGTGTATCTTTTACAATCTTCTCTGGGGACAGGATTGCTTCAAGCATTAGTTTGAATAGTTTACTCATACCTCCCCCTCCTTAGTTGGTCAAAATAATTCAATTATGTATATATGTGAGTCATAGTATAGCACGCTATAACATTTGAATTGAGAGCGCGATAAGCGAAGTTAATACGACTTAGCGACACAATCACAGAAGATGACAACAAATAAATAGTAATTGCCCAATCATAAGAATATAAATCCTAATTGATCAATGAAAAAACAAATTTTTAGATAAAAATTCTTCTGTGAAAAATATTGCGAGATAAAAAACTAATTTACAATAAAAATCGTGTGAATTCACTCATGCCGATACTAAGTCCTGTCAAGGTCATTACTTCATCCTACTTCTCGACTGCCAGTAAATTTTACCTAACTTAAACTCCCTTTTTAACTGAATGCCCTTGTATGGAAACTAATACAATTGGTTGGAATAAATGCCATGCCAGCCATTAGTCAGATAGTAACTATTGCCTGAGAACGGGGAGCATGGGCTTAATTTGTGGCGATCAGTATGTTGACCGACTCATCCAAAAATCACATATAACACACTGATTTAGCTACGATATAGGTGCTGTCCAACCCCGTTCGAGCTGTGAACGCTGAGTTGACTACGGGTAGATACGAAAAAACCCCGCGAGTGCGAGGCTATGGAATTCAGATAAGGCCACCTAAGACACACTGACGGCAATCTTATCTATAATTGTTGTCCATTTGTCCATTAATGTCAACACGTTCTATGCAATCTTTTTAATTTTCTCTACACGTTTACGTGAATTAAACGCATTTTGCAGAGGTTGATACAAAAGATATAGACTGGCATTCAAAATATCATCCACTTCACGACGACAGGTTCTGTGAGATGGCTTCATTAACCGCCCTCCAGACCGCGTCATCATTTTGCGTGGTTTTGCAGTTCGGTGATAGTAAGATGCAATTGACAGTTTTGAAGCACCATGAGCGTAGTAACTGAGTAAAATGCCGTAGGCTTTCCGGTCAATGCACATGACGGAATCGACGACCTGAGAAATCAACATTCCGTCATCATCATTGCACATTGGCCTGTCTGGGTTTTTCCGAGGCTCCACGCTCATCATGAACTTATAAATCATATTAATCTGGCGCTTATCTATTCTGCCACTGTATACCCATGCCCCCCATAAATTTAACCAGTTATCAATCCAGTCTTGTTGCTCTTTAGTGAGCTGTTTTTCCCCTATGTACCCCATCTCACTCTCCCAATTCCCATATCTGGACATCCAAACAGCCTCCTGCAACCCGTTCACCGCGCATAATGTGCATATCATCAATCTGGCTATCATCCGCCCAGAAACTGGCATGAGTCAGCGAATCGAAAACTGCTTTAGGCAGGTTATCGAGGTCTCTTCGTCGTCTGTCTGGAGGATTGGCTGTAATTGAGATTTTGATGCGGGCTGTGGTGTTGATATTGAGGTTCTGCTGCTTGATGAGTTCTATGATTTTTTGTCGGTATTTGGTGCCTTTTTCTGAGATGTAATGGCTGTGTGCGGTATGTCGCCAATAGGTATTATTCGATGGCGGCCACGGCAATTTTAGATTATAGGTTTTCATAGTGCGCCAACTAATCCCCTCCGCGTCAGTTCCTTGATGGTCAGCACAATCGATCTGTCCATCTCGTGCCGGCGTTCATCTCTGCTCATATCCAGCCCATTATCGATAGCATAATGACATTCAGAACACAGGGCCGCTGTCAGGCTGTCATCAACCTTTAGCCCCATGCCTTTCCCTTCGTTCCGGTGTGCGACCTGAATGCCATATTTGCCACATCGAACACAGCATTCAATCTGACCGACTGCGGCCAGCCATTTTTTACTACGGTAGGTTTTTTGCTTCATCCTATCCCCCTAACGCTATCCCCATAATCAGCATGAGTGCTGTCCAAAAGCCGATGAATAGTCGGTATCTCACTGATCCATCTCCTGTTTGAGTTTCATGTACTCACTGTCGTCTGGTACTGTCACGAAACAACCAATACCCGCAGCCCATTGTTCAATCTGCTCCATGAACCGAAACATCTCGCCAGTGTCCAATTTGGATGTCTGCCGTAGTGTCCTGACACACTCAACTTCCTGTGTTCTGGCATCAATCCGCTCCACAACCTCATAGCCCAAAAATGTGTGCTTGAGCATGTCCTTAACTTCATCCGGTGAGAATTTCGCCCCGTTAGATTTCAGGAAACAGCTAATCTCGCCGAACCACATGTGCATGGTTGCGTTCTGAGATAGCGATCTGGTGTTTTTCCACGGTTTGATGATGATGCGGTGAGGTTGGTTTGTTGCGAGAACTTCTTTGAGTTGTTGCCATACGGACTGTTTGGTTGATTCATGGAAGAGGAAATTACATTCCATCTAGCCTCCGTTATAACCCTTCGAAAATAGCCTTTTCTTGCCATTTCAGTAGCTCATCCTCAGAGCATCGTTGGTAACACGGCGGCTCTACTTTTGATTTGTAACCAGCCCACCAATACCAGCCTGAACGATGTTCAGCGGTTCCGCATTTATCACAGATGTGAACCCGACACATTTCCGACCATGAGTAATTGTGTTTCGCAGCATTATTAGCTCGTTCAATCGCTGTTCTTGCCATCGTTATTTGCCCTCTGGTTCCATGCCTGAATTGCTGCCGATTCCGCTTTCTCGTAACTATTTTCCCATTTTGATACCGGGCCATCTGTTCCGCAATTCCCGCAGTTAATCCAAGATGCGTACTCATCCGATGAACCTTTGTCCTCATAATCAGGACAAAGATCATTGCCACCACAAAACGGACACGGTTTGAGTTTGTTTGTCATTTTTCCTCCAGTAGTTCATCCGGTATTTCAACCTCGTCACCTAACTGTGCAGCGACGACAGCGCGGCAGATGGCGATTTGCGGTGTATCACATATATTGGTTGTATGTTGTTTCTCATCGTCAAAATAAAAACTCGCGTACCACCCACCTGAGAATGCAGCTTCTGTGCATCTCTCTGGAATTACCGCTATTCGATAATCAATTAATAGAGCTGGTATTTGGTTCCAGTCCCACGTCGGGCTATAAATCACTGGACGATCAATGTATCCGATAAGAATATCTTTCGTGCTTGATGATATCCTTATTGATTCATACCCAACAGCCCTAGCCACAGCCCAGTCCAACGCCCGTCCAGTTAGTGCATTTGTTTTGATTTTCACTGCTTTCTTCCTCACTTAACGCCTTGCTTAATCGCTTTCTTAGCTTCCCGACGAATAGCAATACCCAATCGCTCTAGCCAATCACCATATTTCAGTAATGATTCCAGTTCATCGTCTATGCGCGGAAACTCATTCATTTCGATATCTATTTCCCAGCCCCTACGCAACGCTTTCTTTGTGACGGTGAGAGTTTGTTCTAGATGAGTCGTTTCGTTGTGGTGGTGCAACTGATATTTCTTAACTTTCGTATCATCGTTCTTTTCGTAGCGAACCAACTCCATTGCGGTATGTTTTGTTTTCATTAAAATTCCTTGCCGCCAGTCTTGGCGCGATTCTCTCGTTTATGGTCTGCCCGATTGCGGTTGTATGCTAGCTTTTCAGCAATCGCGCTCTCGATGTCATAACCAAATGCCTCTGCATAATCTAAAATTCGGATCACTGCATCGGCCAATTCCACCTCAGCCATAGGACGATGAGGTAAATGGTCGTCCATCAAATTTTTACGCTCTCCCTCCATTGCCTCGCTGATTTCTGAGTGAATTAAACACAGTAATGTCCCTCGCTCTCTTGGATTATCCCACCAACCCGCATCAACATTTTGTTGGTGAATTTGCTTTTGTAATTCAGTTAGTTTCATCTCAAAATCCTTCTTGTGGGGTTAATATTCAGTCACGTTCTCGCTTCGCCAAACATCGTCATAGTCAGAGTTCGGCATGTTGGCAACATAGTTGTAAGGTGTTGCGCCTTCCATGATGAGAAATTGGTGGGATTGCTCTTCAAGATATAACGGAATTTTACCCTCCCACCCTTCGCCGTTCCGTTGTTTCTCTAAACAGAGAATGGAAGCGGGTTCGTTGGTATGACGTTGTTCTTCGTCGCTCAGTGATTGCCCTGCTTGCAGCTTCTGCAAAGATTTCTCTCGGCGTTTGTTACGCCAGATGATGAAAAGATTATCAGCCAGATCGGTAATTGCGCTGGTGCCTTTGACATCCATTTTCCCAGTGGGTTTATCTTCGCTATCGGTCTTACGGCTATGGGTGACGAGAATTACATGGCTCTTGGTTTTGTTTTTGAAGTCACAAAGTTTATCAAGAAACGCCTTTTGCCCGTTGTAATCATCAGGATCAATATCAAGTTTCATCAGACTATCGATGATGAATAGGTTTATGCCGTAGCGTTTGTTGGCATAGCGAAAGATATCTAACAGGCGATCTGCTTTTGCGGTTCCTGTCAGCCCAAATATCCACAGACGGTCATCATAAAAATTGAACGCTGACTCCAGCTCTAGCATGGGAGGTAGCTTGCTGCATGTGGCTTGTCGCGTTAGGCGTTTGAGGAAAGTTCCGGGCAATAACTCAAACGATGCCACACACGCCCTTGAACCTTGCCTCATGGCTTCACAAAGAACATGCCCCAGTATTTCGCTTTTCCCGTGACCGTTAACTCCGTTAAGTATGGTTAACTCCGCCTCTCTGAATTTGAAATTGTGATTCAGCGTCTCCCACGGACAACCGAACAAGTATTGCTCCTTGCCGTAAAATGCCTGAATCGTATCTTGATAGTATTCTCTGGCGCTACAAAGCTCCTCGGGATCGAAAAATGCGGCAGTTTCAAGACAGCGAACTACCTCGTCCTGTGTCATTCCCGCCTGTAAGCATTCGTTGATGTCCTTGTGTGGCAGTTTCACTAGTCGGCAACGGTGCTCACCCAGTCGTTTTGCAATCTCTTTAGCGGCCTCCTGCCCAACATCGTCATTGTCCAGAGATAGCCAGATTTCAGTGAAGCGATCCAGATTGTGATACTCAAACTCAATCCATTGCTGTTTTGCTCCCTTACCGCCGCCGAATGGTACAGACAGGGCGCTTAATCCATACTGGTAATAACTCATGCAGTCGATTTCACCCTCGCAGAGGATCACCGCCCTGGCATCTTTTGGCAGTGCGTCCCATCCGAACAAGCTCGGTTCACAGTCCGCCTCAACCGAAATAACTTTTTTCCCGTTCGGGCGTTCAGTACTGATCCGCTTGACCTGCAACAACTCGCCATCTCGTTTGTAGGGGAAGGCGATGGCTGGCAATTCTCGGTTCTCATCGTGTGACCAGACTACAGCATCACACACCTTGAACTCTTCGGCTGTTGCCCGACTGATACCCCTGCCTTCAAGGTAGCTGTAACAGTTTTCTGTTTTGCGAATATGCTTTTTCAGTGACTCAGTTTTAGGACGGCTAAATTTCTTCTGGCGCTTGGCTTCGAAGTTATGATCATCATCGGTAATACCCAGAAATTGCTTGGCTTCGGTCATGGCTTGGTGAAGACCGCAATCCCTCACCTGAACCCACAAGTCCAGCAAGTCACCGCCAGTCCCTTCCGCAAAGTCTGACCAGACTCTTTTCCCTGCCAGATTCACTTTCAGGCTCTTTCCGGTCTCGCCATCCACTGACCCAGCAACCCATTCATGACTTTCTCGCTTGCCGTTCGGCAGTAGATACTTAGCCACTCTTTCAACGTCAGACCAAAGACGATCAGATAGTTCCGTGATTGTCATCATGCCTCCTTCAAATTTAATTTTTTGAACCAATAATTCACCACATCAGCGCTAATCAGCCCGTGGTTATAACCAGACATGAGCGCCGTCTTGATTCGTGATTTCATGGTTACTCCAGAAAAACCAAACCCGATTCACTGACCGTGATCCCCGATTGACCTGCGGCAGGTTTAGTTGGTGTGTTTGTGATTGGCTTTTCGTCTGTCCAGCGTTGCTGATTCAGGTAGGTGGCAGGGTGTAGATTTTCAAACCCGAAAACCTTCGCCTGCAAACGCAATCGGATATCTTCGGCTAGAAATTCTGCAAACTGCTCAGGGGTTCCCTTGGTTTCTGACCTCCACTCTTTGAATTGAGATTTGAACGAGGATAGTGCTTTTGGCTTGCCGACCTTCCGCATTCCTGCAATCCAGAAAGTATTCTCAAATGCCGATTGGATTTGGTCTTGCTTTGTTGGCTCAAGGGGAGGTTTTTTACATTCAGCCTGAACAGGTTCGGGCAATATGTTTTTATTGTCTTTCTTGTCTTTTGTAATATTGTCTTTTGTGTTTGACTGATTCGGTAAAGAGCGATTTACTGATTCGGTAAAACTTTTCTTTACCGATTTGGTAAAACTTTTACTGAATCCGTTAAACTTCGTCTCCCATTCCGAAATGTTCTTGTTCATACCAATTTGCCGACCGCTTTGAATCAGAACCTTCATCTTGATTAACTGATTTTTGGCAGTAGAGCATTTGGTGCTGTCTTTGGTAGTCATTTGCTGGAACTGCTCATTACTGATCCAGTCCATTTTTTTATTGTACCCGTAGGTTTTTCTCCAGATAGCCACCACAATGTGCAACTGAATTTCAGTAAATCCTGATAATAAAACTGCATCAAGAAGCTCATTAGCTACTCTGGTGAACCCGTCTTCTAGATTCGCCACCGTCGGCCTCTCTTGCCTGTTTTTAGCTCCAAAATCAGCGTATGCAACGTTACCCATGGCGTTTCCCTCCGGTCAGTTCCTCGCTCTGTTCCAGACGCAACTTCGCATCCTCCAGAGCATCACGTAGCTTTTTCGCTCCATCCTCGGTAACGGAACGAGCAACCTGATCACGCCGGTTATTTTTATGCACAGCGCTGTGATTAAATTCATTTTTCATGTATAATTAACCTCGCTTATTGAATTCATTCCAAATGATTCAACTAGAACAATTAGCCTCACTAGCAGCCACTGGTGAGGCGCCTTTCAGTAATATTCATCATTTCCAATCTAATTCCTGCTAATTCAACCAATACGGGCGTTTACGTGTTCCATACGTAACATTCCTAATGTTTAGTTTCGTTTAATAAAAATACAGGTATATCAACTATTCTGAGATAGATGATGATCATAGGTGGGAAAAAAACTGCCCTGATTATTTCGGGTCAGTTTAGCCAATCCGCTTAAAGAGGATTGGTTGCTCCAAGAGTGCCTAGAGCGTTCCGGGGCGTCCAGAATCTGAGAATTCGGGACTTGTTAAAGAGCGAGGGTATTACTTGTTTTTAATTAATTCAGTCAAAGGGATACCAAGCTGCTCATGAATTTGCGCGTATCTTGCAGGAGGTATATACCCTTTTTTAATCCATTGCCGAATGGCTTGATCCCTGACGTTTAGTATTCTGGCTAGTGCCGGAACACCTCCAGCTTTTCTAATCGTCGCTTCCAGTACACTCATATGAATTTTCCTTCTTCACGAATAGTTATAAAACAAAATACAAGAGATACTTTAAAAAGTAAAGTTTTACTTGCTTTGAAAATAAAAGCCTCGCTTGTATATTTGAGGTATGAAAACGATGCACGAAAGAATCAAGCAGGCGAGACTTGCAAAAAAAATAACTCAGGCTGAACTGGCAGAGATGCTTGGCGTTACTCCACAATCTGTACAGCAATGGGAGTCAAGCACAGAGCCAAGGAAATCAAGGCTAACCGCATTGGCATCTATCCTTGATGTTGATGTTAATTGGCTTTTGTTTGGTGAAACTCCTAAAAAAGATGTGAGCCAAATTCCACCAGAGAACGAATGGACAACCATTGCGACATGGGACAGTAATACGTCATTAGATGGTGACGAAATAGAAGTGCCGTTTTTGAAAGATATTGAGTCTGTGTTCGGTGATAGAACTCGCATTGGCACAGATTATAGCGGCTTTAAATTGAGGTTTTCTAAAGCAGCATTGAGAAGAGTTGGTGCGCCAAGTGATGGTTCCACGATTATTTGTTTCCCTGCAAAGGGGGATAGCATGGGGCCAATTATACCGCATGGTGCAACTGTAGCCATAGATACGACAAACAAAACCATTATTGATGGAAAAGTGTATGTAATTGAGCAAGATGGGTTAAAACGCCTTAAGTGCCTTTACAGGCGTCCGAGTGGAAAAATACTTATCAGAAGTTATAACCGTGATGAATACGAAGATGAAATCGCAGGTGAAGATAAAGTAATCATTATTGGGAGAATGTTCTGGTATTCCGTTTTAGATTATTAAGGATATGGAATGGACAATTTCAAGATAAAATTAAAACATCATGTTGATCACGTTAATAACGTAGGTCAACACTGCACCACAGAAGAAACAACTAAGCAGGCACTAATACTGCCTTTTTTGGATATTCTTGGATTTAGCCCGTATGATCCGCAAAAGGTTAAAGCAGAATATGGAGCCGATTTCCCTGGTGTTAAGGCAAATGAGCGCGTTGATTATGCTTTATTCTGCCAAGGGGTTCCCGTGATGTTTATCGAGGCAAAAGGATACAGCGAGAAGCTGGATAACCATTGCCCTCAATTGTCCAGATACTTTAACTCGACTCCAGAAGTCACCATATCGGCCATTACAAATGGACTGGAATGGCGCTTCTTTACTGATTTAAAACAAAAAAACGTCATGGATCCTGCGCCGTTTTTGCGTATTAAAATGGATGAGGTTAGTGATGCGGACGCTAGCCAACTTTTCCGCTTTAGACACGATAAATTCAAACCAGAGGCGCTAAGGACGCTAGCAGAAGAAAGCGTTTATCTATCCGCATTTACTAAAACTATCAGTGCTAGTTTGAGGGATATTGATAGTGAATTTGTACGATATGTTGCCAGTCGCTCTAATGTTGAGCGCCAATTAAATCAACGCTTCATTGAATCAATCACACCGTTAGTGAAGCAGGCTGTCGAAAAGTCTGTTAGTGCAATGGTAGTTTCCGGTCTTTCGAATAAATTCACCCCAATTGATGGAACTCAAGAGGAAATAGTACATCAAGAAAGCTCGAAAGAGTTTGAAAACATTGTCGATCCAGACAATCCCAACATCATCACTACTAAAAATGAGCTAACTTTATTTGAAAGAGTGAAGTCAATCGTCGGAGACGACGGTGATTTGCAATACAAGGATACAGAATCTTATTTTGGTGTTCTTTATCAAGGAAAATCAAACAGATGGTTAGTGAGATACTTTGATAAGAAGAACAAATCCTATATCCAGATCCCAATTGAACTCACTGATATACTGTTGAATGAAGTCAATAGAGCTGGGCTATCAGCCAACAATTCACGAATATTTATAGAAGCCCCAGAAGATATTTTGAGGATTACAGGCATCATCCTTGATGCGTTTGAATTCGTAAAAAATAACGATAATTTTAGAAAGAAAACTCAATAATCATAATAGCCACCATTATGGTGGCTTTCCATTTTATTCCCAAAACTTCCCATTCAAACGCCACCTTGCTCACATTTACAACAATTAATAAAAATTAATCTGCTTTAAAAACAAGAGAATATAAAGAATTTTGGCATTTTCTTTACCTATTAAGACAAGTATTACTTGTTTTTATAAAGCTATACTTGTATATTCTAATCATCGAACAGGCAGGACGCCCACGAAGTAGCCGCCAGTGGCATATGAATGACTGGATGATTCGATAATCAGTAATACCAAGTTTCAGAAGTACCGCTCTTTTAAAAATCTGGAAAGATTCAGGCATTCTTGAATCAACCCCACTGAGTAGGTTTTGGGGTGTAGTGAAGATAAGGTGAATATCTACACCACCAAAACTTACTTATGGAGGCGAATATGGCTAATACAGATCGCTCTATACTTTCTATTAAGAAAAATGGCGATAAAAAAATCCCGGTTAAAGTAAAAGCTCAAACAGCTTATACCGCTCGTCGTTTTGAGCGCCGGGCTAAATTCTTGGCAAAGAAAAGTCAGGAGCTGGAGTCAAAATTTCAATCTCGCTCGGTGGAAAAAATTATAGATTCAGTCGTCAAAAACGTTGATGAAAATGAATTGTACGCTCGTCTTATTGTGGGACTTAAGAAGCATGTGAGTGACAACAACAGCGGCTCTTGCTGCATGAGTGACGTAGCCCTGTATTCAACCAAAACCAAATCCCGCCGTAGATCGGAGTCGGGCGGGGTTACGGCTAGGGTTTAGCCTTTTTCTTTTTCAGATAGCTGATCCATTTTAATGGAATAACAATCACAACCATATGAATAAGGATAGATACAGCACACTGAATTAAAAATGCAGCTAAAAAGTTGGGGGTATGCTGGTATATCCATAATTTAAGTGACTGAGGGAAAAATAGAACTACCAGCAAGATCCCCCATGTCTGAGCGAATTTATTAACTTTCTCATCAAAAGTCATTTTTTTCTGATCACTCATAGATTAATTCTCATTCTCATCATGGTGGGAATTTATTCTAACTGTTTTTGTTGCTGGGGAGTAGCAAAACTCACGCCGCCTGAGTGAGTTATCAAAGCAGGCAGCTAATCTCATCAAATAAACAATATTAATTCTGAGGGTATGAATATGGATATCGAATTCATTAACGAATTGCGTGCTATGTTGAAACGCGACCGCCAATCAGCCATTCGTTTTCGTGATGAT